CAGACGGTCATCGAGCAGGCGCTGGACTATCTGACCATGCTCACGCAGCAGATAGTCAACTCCGTGGGCCGGAACCTGACGGCGCCAGCGACGGATCCGGCTGGGCTCAACTACACCGTGCCGCCAGTGGCCCAGCGTGCCAATCAAGTGATGGGCTTTGACGCCACCGGCAACGTGCAGGTGTTCTCAACTGCGCCAGCTGGCGTTATCTCCTCGGCAATGGCGCCGGTGGTTGGCGCCGCCAGCATCCCCCTTGGGCGCACGGCGCTGGGCCTCGGTGCAATGGCCACCGAGAACATTGGCGGCGGCCTCGCCGACGACGGGGCCAGCAACGCACGTGTCGTTCTGCCCATTGCCATTGTGAACCTCAGTACCACCATCACATCCGCCAACTACCTACAGAAGATCAAGGCCACTGGGCCCATAACGCTGACGCTACCACAGGGCCGTTCGCTGTTCTCTGGCTTTGGTTTCTGGCTTGAGGTCCTACCCCAGAGCACTGGGCCCGTGACCATCGCCGTCAACGCCGCCGATCAGATAGAGAACCAGCCCAGCGGCGCTAGCATCACCGCGCAGCCTGGCACGTGGGGATACTTCTGCACCAACGCGGCGACGAACGCCATATGGTTCCTAGAGGTGGCGCGGGGCGCAACCGGGTCGGCCCCGCCCCCTGGGACCTACACCGGCGGCCTATCCATTGACGTGGCTACCAACACAACGGCGACGGCATCCATCGGCTCCGTGGTCGTCACCGACGGCCTGTACTTCTGGACCGTGACGCCGACGGGCGGCATTAACACCGGCACGGTCGGCGCAGGGGGCATTGACGTTGGGCCACTGACCAACAACACGTTCTACAACGTGTGGGTAATCTATGGGATGCTGGCTGGCACGGCGTCGTGGATCATCTCCCTGGCGTCTACGCTGGCGGCGCTGAAGCCGAACTTACCTTCCGGCTACACCGCCGGTGCCCGCCTAGGGGTGCTCAAGACAGCACCGGCCTCAACCAGTCTGATGGGAACAATCCAGCGCGGCAACAGTGTCGAATACATACCGGGGCTTGCTCAAACAACGCCTGGGGTTCCGCAGGTTGGCTCAGGTATTCAAACGAATCAGAGTATAGTGCTCACTTCTGTTGTGCCGCCGAATGCTAAGTCCTATAGAATATACGTTAGCGCTCCGACTATAACTATAGCTAGTGAGAACACTGCTTCAGTATCGCCTGCTGGTTATAGCACCTTGGGCACGACTAACCCACCGCCTGTGGCAATAAGCAATCAACAGAGTGGTACGGTTGGCTTTGCACCAGCTTCATCATCAGGCACTTTCATTGGTACAGGGCCTGTCATATACAACAGTAGTTGGACTGGCTCTGCGGTGTTCATCTCGGGATTCGATCTCAACTTGTGAGGTAGCAATGCCAAGTAAATCAGCAGCACAGGCCCGGCTCATGGCGATGGTTGCCCATGATCCGGCCGCAGCGGCGCGCACAGGTGTGCCGCAAGGCGTGGCGAAAGAGTTCAATGCCGCAGATGCCAAGTCCGGCATTCTGCGGAAGAAAAAGAAGAAGAATAATAACCCTAAAGGACATGAAGATGACGGATTCTGAAGACCCTGGGCTACAAGCACTGTACGACATTCGTCGTGAGTTGAAGACCATCCGTGAGCTAGTGGGCAAGGTCATCTTCTACATCACCGACGCCGAGAGCGAGGTGCATGAGAAGATGCGCCGGTTCACCATGTACATGCACGACATCCACGACATAACGTACATGTACGAGCAGCGCGGCTTGCCAATCCCGGACTGGATCTGTCGGGAGCTTGAGCGTTGCGACGATCGGTTCCGGCAGTTGCTGAATGAGGCGCACATGGAAGGCGGCACCTTTGCCAAGGTCCGGGCAGAGATGGCGAAGGACCCCCATGCTAAGTGGGACCACACCAGGAGAATTGAGCATTACAAAGGAGACGGTAGATGAAGCAAGGTAGCGCGAAGACAGTGCAATCTGGGCACCACGTCGAGCCCAAGTCGCACTCGATTAACCCCACCTATGTGGCGCAGATGGGGAACATGCAAGGCAACCATATCACGGCGGAAGGGGACATTCCGTTTAGTACTGAGTCCTTGCACCAAGGCCAGACCCTGGCGGCGCCGCAATGCAAGACCACGCAACACCACAAAGGAAGTCAAGGGAGGCACTAATGGCTATTCAACTGGAACGAGTCGCGCTGCTTCTGCAAGTGGCGAACCTAGCCAGCCAGTGGCCGATGCTGAACGGTATAACCGCCCTGGCCACCGAGGAGCTGATGGAGGCTAACAAGGAGGTCATGAAGCAGATTGAGGAGAAGCGGAAGAAGGAAGCGGAGGAGAGGGCTAAGAAGCACGCTGAGGCCCTAGCGGCCGAGGAAAAAAAATCTGATGACGACGAACAACCACACGCAACTGCAAGGAGAATCTAATGGCGAGAGAGATTCTAGGCGAGTTCGGGCCAGAGAGGTCCACCGGCCCAGCCAGCATCAGCGGCGGGGTCACCGAGGCTAAGCCGCTGAAGTACAGCCCGCCACAGGGCCCAGCTAGCATTGGCGACCGTGGGCCGGGCCTGCATGGCACCGTCCACAAGTCAGGATCACAGGGCAGCTATGGGCATTGTGACACCAGCGGAAGTCCCGGCATCGGTGGAGACAAACACCCTCACGGGTCCCAGCGATAGGGCACAGCCGCCGCCACCGGCCTACACTGCCATTGGTGTTATCCCGGCGGAAGTTGGCTGGCGCATAGAGTGGATCGATGCTGGTGGCAATGTCACCAGCATTCAGCCGATTGTTGGCTGGCTCCTTGGCACTAGGACGAGTGATGGCCTGGACCTCACTGTGCCGGTCACATACCTATACCCGGTATTCTTTAGTCAGCAGACGCCGGGCTCGTACAGGTTTGTGTCGCCCAGTGGTCTGGTCTTAGATCCGGACACGAGCAAATGACCACAATGATCGAGGTCGCCAATCGCGCCTTACAGGCGATTGGCACACGCACGACCGTAGCCTCGCTGACGGAGAACTCTCCAGAGGCGAGGCAGGTCTCCATTGCCATCGAGGCCGTACGCGACGAACTCTTGCGTATGGCGCCGTGGAACTGTTCAACTAACTTCAACACCCTGACGCTGATCTGTGCGGCGCCAGGCACTCCTGAGAACCCCACGGCTGGCACTAACACATGGCAAAAGGGCACACCCGCACCCCCGTGGACTTACGAGTACGCGTATCCGGCCGACTGCCTAAGACCACTGTGGATCGTCCCCCAATTTACGACTGGGTTTGCCTCGGGGGTTCCTATTACAACGGCCGTTACTGGAGGAGCCCCTCAGTACTGGAATGGACCCCCTGTCCGGTTCAAGGTGGCGCTGGACCAAGTCCTGAACGGCGTCCCCGCCATAGGCGGCGCCGACACAAAGGTGATCCTGACTAACCAAGAGCAGGCCATCCTAGCCTATGTCAAGCAGATAACCGATCCGAATGTGATGGACGGGATGTTTGTGCAGGCGTGGGTGGCAGCCCTAGCGGCCAGATTGGTGTGGGCGCTCAATGGCCTCAAGGAACTGGCCAATGAGAAGGTGAAGGAAGCCAACCAATACATTGTGCTGGCGCGGCAGGCCGATGGCAACGAAGGGCTGACGGTTAACGACGTGACGCCGGACTGGATCCGCATTCGCGGCATTGACTTCCCGAACGATTATGGATGGACACCCGCCCAGTTCGACTGGGGGAATATGCTGACGATGTACTGATGTCCCACAACCTTATCCAAGCCTCGTTCTCGTTCGGCGAGCTGTCGCCCTCGCTGCTGGCCCGGGTGGACCTGAAGCAGTACCGCCAGGGCTGCGCTAGGATGAGGAACTTCTTCGTGGATTACCGGTCTGGGGCTAGCACGAGGCAAGGCACTAAGTTCGTGGTCCAGTGCCTTAGCCTCGGCGCTAGGGTCATTCCGTTCCAGACAAGTGTGTTGACGCCCTATGTGCTCGAGTTCGGCGACCATTATGTCCGGCCGACGTCGTTCGGTGCGTCGGTGCTCGAGACCCCGTTCGCCATTACCGGCATCTCCCAAGCAAACCCAATGGTGATAACGGCCACGGGTAACAACTTCGCCGTTGGGGATTGGGTCTTTGTCACCGGTGTCAGTGGGATGCCACAGGTCAACGGCCGGTTCTTCCAGGTCTTTGCAACCACGCCAACGTTGCAGCTTGCCAGTGTGCAGACTGGCACGCCCATCAACTCCCTAGGGTTCAGTGCTTACGTCTCCGGCGGCACCGTTGCGCGGTTGTACAAGTTCACTTCGCCTTACGCCGTTGCGGATCTGCCGCTCCTCAAGTACGTGCAGATCACCAACACTATGTACCTCACGCATCCGAACTATCCGCCCACGACCCTGACCTTCAACTCGCCGACGAACTGGACCTTTGCCACCATCCCTTTCGGCACCACCGTTGGCACGCCCACGGCCGTGACTGCCGTGCCAAGCGCCGCCGGGACCGTCAACTTTGCCTATATCGTGACGGCCGCCGACGCCCAAAATCAGGAGGGAATAGCCAGTGCCCCAGCCAACTGCACCTCAGTCAACATTGGGACAACAGCTGGAACTATTCGAGTTAGCTGGGCTGCACCCGTTAGTGGCGCCGCGTCCTATAACGTGTATAAGGCCGAACCTAGCTACTCCGGGGTTATACCCGTGGGCGCCTCCTACGGGTTCATTGGATCTACAACCGCCACCACCTTCGACGACACCAACATAGTCCCTGACTTTGTCACATCACCACCTATCGTGCAGAACCCATTTGCTGCCGGTAACAACCCCGGTACAGCTTGCTTCTTCCAGCAGCGGCTCTATTACGGAGGCTCTAATGCGTTCCCCCAGACCTTCTGGGGAAGTCAGCCTGGGTTCTACAATAACTTCAATATATCCGACCCTATCCAGGAAGACGACGCCATTACTGGAACCCTGGTCTCATCACAAGTGAACCAGATCAAGTGGATGGTGCCGATGCCCGGCGGCCTGCTGATTGGCACCGCCCATGGCACTTGGCAGCTGTCGGCGGGCCAGTTCGGTTCGTCAACGGCGGTGACGCCGACGAATGCCGTGGCAACGCCACAAGCCTACTATGGAGCTAGCGATGTCCCACCCATTGTTATTGGCGTGGATGTGCTGTTTGTGCAACGTAGTGGCACCGTGCGAGACCTGTCCTACAGCATCTACAACAACATCTATCAGGGCGTCGATGCTTCAATCCTGTCCAACCACCTATTCTTTGGGGTCCCGATTATCCAATGGACCTACGCAGACGAGCCGTTCCGAATTGTGTGGGGCGTTCGCTCGGATGGGGTCCTACTATCGTTGACCTACGTCAAGGAACAGGAGATGCTCGGCTGGTGCCGACACGATACGCTTGGCTTGTTCAAGTCCGTCTGCTCGGTAACCGAGAACACGCTGGACGCGCCGTACTTCGTGGTCCGCCGAGTGATTAATGGGACCATCCATGATTACATCGAGCGGATGGCGGATAGGACTTTCCCGTACGGGGCCGAGGATGCTTGGTCGGTGGACTGTGCCACGGCCACTGGCTCGACGGCACCGGCGGCGAACCTAACCATCGACCGGCCCGTTGGAACGGCCACGTTCACGGCCGACGCACCGGCGTTCACTCCAGCCAACGTGGGCCAGGTGCTAAGGGCCGATGGGGGCATTGCCACCATCCAGACTTATGTCTCCGCGCAGCAGGTGATTGGCGTATACACCCGCCCGGCGCAGCTGCTGACGCCCGACGACCCGAACAATACCCCATTGCCAGTGCCGGCTGGTAGCTGGACCATCTCCCCAATGGTCACCACGCTCTTCGGCCTAGACTATCTCGAGGGCCAGCTCGTGCAGATCCTCGCCGACGGGGACGTCATTACGCCCCAGACGGTGGTCGGCGGCTCGATAACGCTGTCGCAGCCAGCCTCCAAGGTCGTCGTGGGCCTCCAATACGTTGCCCAGTTGCAAACCATGTACATGGACCTGACCAACGAGCTGGACTCCATCCAAGGCAAACGGAAGAGCTACAACGCGATGACCATTCGGGTGCGGGAGGCGCGTGGGCTAGCGTATGGCCAGACCTTCGTGCTGATGACGCCCATTAAGGAGTTCAGCCAGAGCCAGACCTTGGGCTCGACGATCGAGCTTGTAACCGGGGACGAGTACGTCAGGACCGACCCACGGTGGGATGTGGAGGGGCAGGTCTGTATAGAGCAGGACAATCCGTTGCCAGCGTCGGTTCTGGGCATAGTGCCTGAGGTCGACATTGGCGACAATGCCGGAATGCGTAGATGAAGATCTCCATTGTGCCAGCCAAGGACGTGGACGTTGACTATGGGGACGTCCTGAGGCGCAGTGCCGTCGGTGACCAGCCGAATGCGCTGGAGACCATGCTCAAGTTCATCAACGGGTCGGCGTGTACGTTTGTGGGTTACTCGGACGATCTGGTTGCTTGCGTCTACGGGCTCATTACGCCCACGCTGCTGAGCGACCGGGCCCATATGTGGCTGCTGACCACGGACGTGGTTAACGATCATAAGTTCGTCTTCATTCGGCATTCGCAGGTGGTCATCGAGGCGATACTGGAGAGGTATAGCCAGATAGTGGGCGAGACCAGCGTCAAGGACGAGAAGGCAATACGCTGGATGAAGTGGCTCGGCGCCGAGTTCACCTACCCCAGTGGTACGGAGCTGGTGCCGTTTCGGATAACAAGGGAGAGTTTCAGAGGGCGACATGGCTGACCCCGTAACCATTGGCGTGGTGGGAATGGGCGCCTCGGCGCTGGGCGGCGTTGTCAACGCCTTTGGCAATTGGTTTGGCGGCCAGACCAAGGGGGCAATGTACGACTATCAGGCTGGCATTGCCCAGATGAATGCGGCGGTGGATCGACAGAACGCGCAGTACGCCCTGTACTCCGGCGAGGTCAAGGCCCAGCAGGCGGGGATGAAGGCCAGGTTCCAGATTGGGCAGGCGAGAGCGGATCAAGGCGCGTCTGGTTTGGATGTTAGCTCCGGCTCTGCGGCTGCTGTGCGCGATGGCATGTTCAAGATCGCTCAGCAGGACACGAGCATCATCCGCTCCAATGC